AGCCTATTTGAGAAGATTGGTTTGGCAGCAACTGCACAGAAGTACTGGTCAGATAATGGTGTTTCTGTAACACTATCTTTTGATAAAGATACAGAAAAGCAGTTTGTAGCTCCAGCACTCAACATGTATGAGGGTCAACTAAAGGCAGTATCCTTCTTGCCAATGGGAGATAAGGTTTATCCACAGCAACCTTATAGTGAGATTTCAAGAGAAGAATACAACGCATATGTAGGAACAATTGGTAAGATTGATTGGTCTGCTATTTATGATGGTGTACAAAATCTTGAGGCTGAGGGAGAGCAATACTGCTCAACTGATGCTTGTGAGATTAAACTGTATTAATGGTAACTAGTGGTACAAATTAGCATCATTATGGTATACTTATGGTTATGAGTCAAACAAATAATCCATTAATCAATCAAAACACTGGTTTGCCAATTGTTGGAAACGTACGTAAAAAGGTAATTGAAAAGAACTACGACTGGGGACTATATGTCTATAAAAAGGCAAGTGGTCGTTGGTTCACTGACGGCAATGGAAACGTTCTTAACATTGAGTCTATGCGTGGCGATATTTCAAAGATATCTGAACTAAAAAATGCAGCAAAGCACTACGGTGATCCAGGAGATGGAGAAGCGATCTTTGTTCCTGGCCTTACACGCATTTCAGAAGAAGAGCATTCAGAGCAACTTGATCGTATGGTCAATGGCTTAATTCCTTCCAAGAATGACCTTGGTGCTTGGAAGGCTGCAAATGATACACTTAATACACATGGAAGAGAATCGTACGAAAATGGATAATGAAGAGTATCAGTATATATCTGCAAGTTTAAACACGCAAGATGAAAAAGAAAATCCCTTTAGAGATCAAGACCCATTCAAAAAGTCATGGGATATGCTTAAAGATTTTTCTGGACTAGAACAAAACTTTCGCCGTAGAACAGCAAGAAACCTTAATAAGTTTGCAGATGTAAATAATGCAGGATATCTAGATTCTGCAAATGTTACACCATCAGGTGTAGATGCTTCATCAAAGCAGATTAATCCTGGAACGGTATACAGAAATGGTTACGGACTATTTGACGTAATTACTCCTCCATATAATCTATATGAACTTGCAAATTTTTATGATACATCTTTTGCTAACCACGCTGCTATTGATGCAAAGGTTGCAAACATTGTTGGGCTTGGATATTCATTTGAACCAACAGATCGTACTATGCTTTCTTTTGAGGGTAAAGAACAAAGCGCTACAGATAAAGCACGTAAGCGTATGGAAAGAATGAAGCTTGAGATGCGTGACTGGCTAGAAAACCTTAATGATGATGATTCATTTACCAAGACAATGGAAAAAGTTTATACAGATGTTGAGTCTACTGGAAATGGATACCTTGAAATAGGTCGCACAGTCAATGGAGACATTGGGTATGTTGGCCACATTCCATCAACAACAATTCGTGTTCGTCGTTTGCGTGATGGATATATGCAGATAATTGCACAAAAGATTGTATACTTTAGAAACTTTGGTGCAACAAATCCTAATCCAGTTACAGAAGATCCACGACCAAATGAGATTATTCATATTAAGGAATATTCTCCACTAAATACTTTCTATGGAATCCCTGATATTATTGCAGCACTTCCTTCACTTATTGGTGATCAACTTGCATCACAATATAACATTGACTATTTTGAGAATAAAGCTGTTCCAAGATATGTCGTAACCCTAAAAGGTGCAAAGCTTTCTGGAGAAGCAGAGGATAAGATGTTCCGCTTCTTGCAGACAGGTCTTAAAGCACAGTCTCATAGAACACTTTACATCCCTCTTCCTGGAGATACTGACCAGAATAAGGTTGAGTTTAAAATGGAGCCAATTGAGAATGGTATTCAAGATGGTTCATTTAAGGAATATCGCAAGCAAAATCGTGATGATATTCTTGTTGCTCAACAGGTGCCAATTTCAAAACTTGGTGGTACTGACTCAGCAGCTATTGCAGCATCAATTGCACAAGATAGAACATTCAAGGAACAAGTTTCTCGTCCTGCTCAAGGACATCTAAATAAAGTAATCAACAAAATCATTAAAGAAAAAACAGACGTTCTTGAGTTAAAGTTTAACGAACTTACACTTACAGATGAAATTACTCAATCACAGATTCTGGAAAGATATGTCAAGACTCAGGTCATGATGCCAAATGAAGCTCGTGAAGCAATTGGTCTTCCACAGCATCCAGATGGAGATACTCCATTTGAAATGTCTTCAAGACAAGCAACAGATGCTAGAGCAAACACTGCTGGTAACAGATCAAGAGATACCGAACGAAACAATAGTCAATCTGATGGGCCTGCAACCACAACTGGACGTAACCCACAGGGTGAGGGTAGAGCGTCTCAATAGTTGAGAAAATGTTTAAAAGGTTTGGTATAATAGAAGCGTCATGAATATAAATAAAGCACATTGGTCAACAGACGGCGATAATGTACGTCTGTCAATGCCTCTTACAAAAGTAGACAAAGAGAAGCGTATCGTTTCTGGATTTGCGTCTTTGGATAACCTTGATAAGCAAGACGATATTGTTACAACAGAAGCATCAATGGAAGCATTTGCAAAGTTCCGTGGCAACATTAGAGAAATGCATCAGCCATCAGCAGTAGGAAAGATGGTTTCATTTAAAGAAGAAAAGTATTTTGATGCAGATTCAAAGAAGTTTTATAAAGGTGTTTTTGTTTCAGCCTATATTTCAAAGGGTGCACAAGATGCCTGGGAAAAAGTTCTTGATGGCACATACACTGGTTTTTCTATTGGGGGACGAATGAACAAGTGGGATGATGCATATGATGAAAAAGCAGATAAAACAATTAGAGTTATTAAGGAATACGATTTGATTGAGTTGAGTCTTGTAGATTCCCCAGCAAATCAATTTGCAAATATTGTGTCCGTTGAAAAGATTAACGGAGTAGATACATTGACAGGATCATCAGCCAACCTAGTTGTTGAAAATGTATTTTATGACTCAGAGTCTGGCCTAGTAACTTTGTCAGTAAACGAATCAGAGGTAAGTCCAGTCACTGGTGAAGAAATGAAAAACATTGGTTTTGTTGAAAAAAATGATTCAGAAAAAACAGAAATGATAAAGTTCTTAGTTGATAGTGCAAAAGGCATTAGAACAATTAAGATAGCAAAGGAGGATAATCCTATGACAGAAAATACAGAAGCAGTTGCAGAAGCAACTCCAGAAGTTAACGAAGTTGAGGTTGCTCCAGAGGCTCCTGCAGAGGCAGTTGCAAAGTCACTAGAAGTTACAGAAGAAGTTGTAGCAGAAAAGTCAGATGCAGTTGTTGAAGAGGTTAGTGCTCCTTCTATTGAAGAAGTAACAGAGAAGGCTGACGAAGCAATCATTGAGGTTGCAACAGCAACAGCAGAAGTTGCTAAGGCAGTTTCTGAAATTCAGAACTCTGTAACTAATGCCTTGAGCGATCTTGCAGCAACAGTAAAGGCTATGCAAGCCAATGTTGATGCAATTACAAAGTCTCTTGAATCCGTAACAGAGGAAGTTAAGGAAGTTAAGGGAAGCTTTAATGAATTTGGAAAGACCGTTGATGCCGTAGTTGCAGATACCGCTTTCCGCAAGTCTGGCGATCTCGGCGAGATTGTACAGGAATCACCTAAAGTGATTCAGAAATCCCTATGGGGCGGACGTTTCCTCACAAATTCCGACCTATTTAACTAAAACAAAATCACTAGGAGGTGAACAATATGTCAGAAACAACAAACACAGAGCTTCAAAAGTCTTTTAATCATCCCACAGGTGATGGCGTTGCCGTATCAGGTGGAATTGGTGGTGCAGTAGCACGAGGACCTCTTGGAAATCTAACTCCAGCAGAGTCACTTGGTAACATTGCCACAGCGAACTTTGGAGTAACAACAGGCGCAAACGCAGTAAACCCATCAGGTACACCTGGTGGTATCCTTGCACCAGAACAGGCTCGTCGCTTCATTGATTATGTATGGGATGCAACTGTACTAGCCAAGGATGGTCGTAGAGTTACAATGCGTGCTAACACAATGGAACTTGAGAAGGTCAACGTTGGAGAGCGTGTAATCCGTGCAGCAGCACAGGCACAGCCTACATTTACAAATGCAGGTGCAACATTCTCTAAGGTAGAACTTACAACCAAGAAGATTCGTCTTGACTGGGAAGTTTCAACAGAAGCACTTGAAGACAATATTGAAGGCGCAGCACTTGAAGATCATCTAGTTCGCTTGATGACAAATGCATTCGCAAATGATATTGAAGACCTTGCCATTAATGGTGATGGTTCAACAGGCGACTTCCTTTCAATCATGGAAGGTTTCGTAAGCCGTGTTAAGACAGATGGTGATGCACATGAGTCAATCGTTACTGTAACAGATAACGCATGGACACCAGATGTTATGCAGGATATCATTCTTGCAATGCCACGCAAGTACCGTGCTATCAAGAACAACCTAAAGTTCTACGCAGGTACAGATGCATTCCAGGGAATCGTTAAGAATAACGGTACACTTGCTGATGCAGTTGCAGAAGCATTTGCAGGACAGATCGCAGGATCAACACAAGCTAATCGTCAGGCTTACCTAGATGGTGGAGCACAGACATTTGGTGGAGCACGTACAACACGTGTTCTTGGTGTTGACGTTCAGGAAGTTCCATACTACCCAGCAGGCTATGTAGATCTTACATTCCCTTCAAACCGTGTATGGGGATTCCAGCGAGATATCACTGTAAACCGCACATACCAGCCAAAGAAGGACACAATTGAATACACAGTATTCGTCCGCTTTGGTCTACAATGGGAAGAGCTTGATGCAGTTGCTTACGCAGATGCTGCAGTAGAGTCATAATCTCAAATTAACTTGACGAGGGAGACAGCGTAAAAACTGTCTCCCTTAGTCATATTCTGATATAATAGCAGTGGAGGTCAACATGTCATTGATAGAAGAATTAAAAAGCAAAACTGTATTTGAATTAAAATCATATGCAAAGAAAAATAACATTGACCTATTTGGGGTAAGTACAAAAAATGATATTTTAGAAGTAATTTTTAGCTTTGTGCACAAAGAGTCATCAGAGCTAGTGGTTAAAAAGACACAGCCAAAAGAAAAGGTAGCAATTTATTCAGTTCGCAATCTTAGCTGGAATGGTGTTGGTGAGTTAACCAAGGGGTATAACATAGTCACTAAGGAGGATGCTGATAAATGGATAACAAACAAGTCTGTACGCACAGCTTCTCCAGAAGAAGTGAAGAGAGCATACGGTAAGTAAGCCATGGAAGTTTTAAGAGTACCACCATACCCTATTAATCTTGTATATAATGTTGTTGCTCCAAACATCATGCATATAGTAGAAATTAAAGATAAAGATAGAAATGACATTCTTGCAGAGTATCAAGTAAGATCTTCTGCAGACTCAAAAATTACTATACAGCTGTCTGAAGATTTAACAAAGTACGATGATGGCTACTACTTAGTTGTTTATCAGGGACTATTGATAGATCAAGACCTAATAGTTATTGAGGATAATTTAGAAATAAAAAGACCTTATGTAAACCCTAACAAGCTAGCTACGACAGCTTCTGAGATTGCAGAGTATGTCAAGTACGAAAGAATTGCAAGAGCCATAATTGATTCAATTACTGGTGGATTTTACTATAAGCTTGATTGGCTTGATAAGACTGGGCAAGGAACCGACTATCTTCCTATTTGGGAAAGAACTTATAAAATCTTAAAGGCATATGAAAACTCATTGCTAGTTTATGATGCAAGCTTAGAATCTCCTGTTCTTGGTGAATGGGTATACGAATTAACAAAAGATAAAACTGCTATTATTAAAAATACAGAACAGGCAGGAATGATTGGTAATAGATCTGAGCAAAAAAGCTCAACTATTAGTACTGCCTCATCAGATTCATTTAATGTTTATGATACAGATTATAGCGAAAATGCGTATACCTTCTCAACTGGATCACATTTTCCAGAAGGATGGGATTATTTATTCCTGCTTGAAACGGGATATAAGGTTGTTCCACACGATATATATGAAGCAGCGTTAATGCTTATTGAAGACATTAAGTGTGGCAAAATAGATTATTACAAGAGATATGTGACATCGTATAATACAGAGCAGTTTAGAGTTCAGTTTGATAAGACAATTCTGGACGGTACTGGTAACATGCTTGTTGATAAGATTCTTGATAAGTATAAGAAGAGTATAACAAGAATAGGTATTCTTTAATGCAATGCGAGCCAACAGACTTTTTATACCCAATGCTTGCAGATGTCTACTATCCAATAGTAGATCAGGGAGCATACGGTAACGTAAAGAAGCAATGGATTCTTGACAGATCTATTGCCTGCAATTTTGCACCAACTGGCCAGTCAGCAACTGAAGATGTTAAGCCAAATGTTAATATAACTAAAGAAAATATATTATTAGGAAGAACCAAGACAGACATTAGAGTATCCTCATCAAACAACAGAAACTCAGTAACTAACGTAGTCGTAACAAACATAAGAACACCACAGCAAGAAGACGTATACCTAGAAACCTCTGGTCCAAGAAACGGACGCTCAACTATATATGAAATAGCATCAACTGAAGCTATAGTTGGTCCGTTTGGCAGTGTAGAGTATTACAAGGTAGTCTTAAGAAGATCAGAGAATCAGGCAAGTGACCTATAATGAAAGTTATAATGAATGACGCTGCTTTTAAAAAAGACATGAAGAATATCATGAACTACTCAATTGGATTCTTAGAAGGCGTACAAGCAGGAAAAACTAAGTTTTTAAATAATGTTGGATTAATGACAAAAGAACTATTAGAACAATATATTGACTCAAATGCCAGGGTAAATCCAGAAGCACTACACCATATGTATGAATGGTATAAAGTGGGAAGTCCTGATGCACGTCTATATAATATAAACTATACTATAAGCAACCTTGGCCTTTCGTTTGTGTCAACAATGAAGCAATCAACATCAATTAAAGATGGCTCATCAGTACCTTTTTATAATAAGGCTAAAATAATGGAAGAAGGCACTCCAGTAACCATAAGACCAACAAAGGCAAACGCATTGGTTTTTGAAGATGGTGGAGAAACAGTCTTTACTAAAGGCGAGGTTGTAGTACAGTCACCTGGTGGAACAGCAACAAAAGGTTCTTTTGAAACCGTAGTAGATACATTTTTTAATAGATATTTTACTCAAGCATTTTTAAAATCAAGCGGAATGTATCAACACCTAAGCAACGCTGATGTATATAAAAAGAATATGTTAGCAGGAAAAGCTTCTGGAAAGATTAAAGGACAGCAAGTAGGATATAAATGGATAGTGAATGCGGGGATTAGATAATGGCAAATGACTCACTACTAAATACACCAGTTCTTTGGATTAATAAATACTTACAATCTAAGCTGCCAGAGCTTGTAAAACAGGTTGGATCAGATAATGTAACAAACTTTACAGACCTTCCTGGCATAGGAGTTCCTTTATTTCCATCAATGCCATCCTCTATTGATAATCTAACGGAGCAGTGGGTAGTCATAGATGATGTAAGATATCCCTATGCTGGAGTTATGGCAACATGGGATAGACTAATTAAAATGAATCGTAAAGGGTTCCCACACATTAAATGTGAACAACTACTATACTATTTTTATGCAACTGAGGCAGATGTTACTGAAACAATGGTTCAAATCCAAGAGGCTGTTCTTAGACTTATGGATCGTTTTGATGAAACAGCAGAAGAGATAAATAACTGGTGTTCTAATAGACAGATAAATCTAGGAACACAGCAGAACCCAGTTTTAGTAGACAACATGTTCTACTTCCACAACTTTAAGGTATACCAACTTGAGGAGACCAGAGACATAATTGATTTTGGCACAGCCAGAACCTATGGCGGAAACAAGATAATCATTGACTTTGATTACCACCAGATGCCAGACCTAACAGGCAGTACCTGGGCTCCAGAGCCTAAACTAGCGACAAAAATAGTCCTATAAAACACTGTTATAATTGAGTTGAGGAAACACAACGCCGTACAACTTAATATCTATTCTTACAGAAAGAGGTGAAATAAATGGCATATAGTCGTGGAACGTCTACCAACATTATCGTTGGCGCAGCAGCACTATTTGTTGCAGACAATACATTGGCTCCTACAGGAGCTAATGCACTACCAGCTTTTACTAATGCTGAGTCATACAGAGAGACACTTTCAAAGTCTCCAGCAAGCTCATCATTTACAAACGTAGGTTACACTATGAATGGTCTTGAATTGCAGTTCCAGCCTGACTTCGGTGAAGTACAGGTTGACCAAATTCTTGACGTTGCTAAGCTTTACAAGCAAGGAATGCAAGTTAATCTTTCAACAGCATTTGCTGAGGCTACATTAGAAAATCTTCTATTGGCTCTAGCATATGGTGATTCAAAGCTTACTACAACACTTAATGGAGACAAGACATTAGACTTGTCAGCAGGAGATATCGGTGAATGCCCAGTTGAGCGAGGAATCGTTGCAGTTGGTCCAGGAACTGGTGACTGCGTAGACTCTGCATACGTAGAGCGTGTTTATGCAGCATACCGTGCACTTTCAATTGAAAATGTAACAGTGTCTGCTAAGCGTGAAGAAGCTTCAATGTTTGAGGTTTCATTCCGTCTTCTTCCAGAAGATGGTGGATCATACGGTAAGATCGTTGATCGCACATGGGGCGACCAATCATAATAACAACTTAATAATACGACTTAGCCCATCTCATAACGAGGTGGGCTTTGTTGTTTTTGTGGTAAACTTGATATATCATGGCGACATCAATTTATAAAACAAAAAATATTTATCTATTTGACGGAACAGAAATAGAGATAATGCCTCTTAAGATTAAGTACCTTAGAGAGTTTATGGATGCCTTTAATAAGATTAAACATGCAAAAAATGATGATGAATCAATGATTGTTTTAACAGAATGTACAAGAATAGCAATGAAGCAGTATTTCCCTGAAATATCAAAAAGCATAGAAGATCTTGAAGATAATATAGATTTGCCAACAGTTCATGTAATATTAGATGTTGCTGCTAATATCAAGATTGATCAAACGGAGGAAAATCAAGAAAGCCAAGAAAGTCAAGACATTAAGTCAAAAGCACAGAAAGGAGATGTAGGACCTTCCTGGGAAGAATTTGATCTTGCTAAAATTGAGTCAGAGGTATTTTTGCTTGGTATCTGGAAAGACTATAATGAGTTAGAAGAGTCTTTATCATTAGCAGAAATAATGGCAATATTGTCAAGCAAAAGAGAGTTAGACTATCAAGAAAAGAAATTTTTTGCATCAATACAAGGAGTTGATTTAGAGTCTGATGGCGATGAAGAGCGTGGTCAAAAAGAATGGGAAAATCTTAAAGCAAGAGTATTTAGTCGTGGCGCTACAAGTGATAGCAATGATGTACTATCTTTGCAAGGACAAAATGCTAGATCAGCAGGTTTTGGTATTGGCATGGGGCTTGACTATGAAGATGCAAGAGATCCAAACCTTATAAAATAAACCCTTTGTATGCTATAATTAATACAAACCTAAGGGAGGGATCAAGATGGCAACAACCGTGCATGAAGCGCAAACGATTAAGCTAATTGATGGTACAGAAATTACTCTAAGACCGCTTAAAATTTCACTTTTACGAAAGTTTATGAAAAAGTTTGAGGGTATTGCAGCAGTAGTAGATGATAATGACAAGTCAATTAATCTTTTAATGCAATGTGTATTAATAGCTATGGAGCAGTACGCTGCTGGATTAGATGTAGATCTTGCAAATCTAGAAGATAACATTGATTTGCCTACTGTCTATAAGATTGTTGAGACAGCATCAGGAATTACAATTTCAGATGCAGCTTCAATCTTTGGCAACATTGAAGAATAAAACTAAATAAAGAGGTGTAGTGAATGGCTGATGTCCAGTCCAATATTCAAGTAAGCATTGATACTACTCAGGCACTTGCCAGTATCAAAAACTTACAGAGACAGATATCAGCCTTCCACACATCAATGGCTCAGAGCGGTGCTGCAGCAAATTCAGTCACTGCTCAAATGCAACAAAATTTAATTAATTCTATAAATGCAACAGGCAAGTTCTCTGCCCAAATGAGAACAATAAAAACAACCACTGAATCTTTTACAGACTCTTTAGAGAAAAACAAGTTTTCTTTAGGAGAATATTTTAGGTATGCTGGTGGAGCTTCCAAAACTTTTGGTAGGTTGTTTAAGACTGAGTTTGAAACAATAAACAAAGTAGCAAGAGAAAATGTAAAAGACCTTCAGACACAATACATCAAGATGGGCCGTGATGCAAACGGTGCAATGAGAGCAATCTCTGTAAGACCTTTATCTTTGGATATGAATGATCTTGCAACAAAGACAATGATTGCTTCTGAAAGACAGGCTCTGTTAAATCAATTATTAAAACAAGGTTCTACCAATCTTCTTAACTTTGGTAAAAATACACAGTGGGCTGGTCGTCAGCTCATGGTTGGTTTTACCATTCCATTAATGGCTGTTGGTTCTGCAGCAGCAAAAACCTTTATGGATATGGAAACACAGGCCATAAGATTTAAAAAGGTATATGGAGATCTATTTACTCCATCATCAGAAACAAAAGCAGCACTAGAAGGAATTACAGAGCTTGGAAAAGAATTTACAAAGTATGGCATTGCTGTATCAAGCACGGTAGGTCTTGCAGCAGAAGCTGCAGCTGCAGGTTTTAAGGGACTTGATCTACAAAGACAGACTACAGCAGCAACAAAACTTTCTATTCTTGGTCAAGTAGAAAGTCAAAAAGCACTTGAAACAACAATTGCTTTGCAAAATGCTTTCGCAATGTCATCTGACAATCTTGCCGAATCTATAGATTTTCTTAACGCAGTAGAAAACCAAACAGTATTGTCACTTGATGACATGTCAACTGCAATTCCAAAAGCAGCCCCAGTAGTACAACAGCTTGGTGGAGATGTAAAAGATTTAGCATTCCTTATGACTGCAATGAAGGAAGGCGGAATCAATGCATCAGAAGGAGCTAACGCCTTAAAGTCTGGTCTTGCATCTTTAATTAATCCAACTGGAAAAGCAAATGATATGCTTTTAAGCTTTGGAATTAATGCAAAGAAAATTGTAGAGAACAATAGAGGAAACCTAAAGAAAACCGTTATTGATTTTGCATCAGCTTTAAATGAACTTGATCCACTTAATAGAGCTCAGGTTATTGAGCAAATGTTTGGAAAGTTTCAGTTTGCTCGTCTGTCTACACTTTTTGCAAACGTTACCAAAGACGGAACACAGGCAGCACGTGTTCTTGACTTAGCTTCAGCATCTGTTCAGGATTTAGCAGCGATGTCTGAAAAAGAATTAGGAATGACTGCAGAGTCTGCAATGAATAAGTTTAAGGGCGCTGTTGAAAACTTAAAGCTATCACTTGTTCCAGTGGGAGAAGAATTCTTAAAAGCAGTTACACCAGTTGCAGAATTTGTTACTAAAATTTTAGAAAAGTTTAATGGTCTAAGCGATGGAACAAAAAAGATTATTGTAACCATAACAGCTATAGTTGCAGGTCTTGGTCCAGTATTCCTTATGACGTTTGGTTTGCTTGCTAATGGTTTAGCCAATATAATTAAGGGCTTCACTTTCTTAAAAACTATATTTAATAAAACTGGGCAATCATCTGCAACTCTAGGAACTGAAGTTAAATATATGACGCTTGAACAAAGAAATGCAGCAGCAGTTGCAGCATCTCTTGATCAAGTTCATAAAACGCTTGCACAAACATTTACTGCAGAGGCTTCAGCAGTTGATGCACTTACAAGAGCATATCACAGATCTATTGCTGCACAAAGAGGTTTTATACCAACTAGCGCTCCTGTTGGTCGTGGACCAGTAAAGACAAAGGGAAAGTTTGCAAACGGTGGAATTATTGTAGGACCTGGTGGACCAACATCAGATTCAGTACCAATTATGGCTTCAAATGGAGAAGCAATCATTTCTGCAGCAGTAGTAAAAAAATATCCTGAAATGGTTAGTAACTTTATTTCTGGAAACATTCCTGGATTTAGAAGGTCTGGAATAATTGGTCCTAAAACAGTTGCAAGCCACATAGAGGGATTTACTCCAGCACAATTAACTACAACACTGTCAGACCCAATAATGCAAAGAGTTTTATCAGTTTTGCCAGATGTTGGTGTTAGTATTCAAAGATTGTCTACAACAGCCGATGGAATGGTAGCAGTAAGCAGAACTATTGAAACATCTCTTAGGGGTCTGTCTAATAGCTTATTAGAAAATAATATTCAAGATGTAACAGCGATAGGAACTGGTGAATTTGCTGGAACAACAACTCAAACATCTTCTGAAAGAAACTTCATGTTAAATTCTGCTGGCATTGCAGGAGAACCAATAACATTTGAACAAGCGCAAGAAGCAAGTACAAAGGCTCAATCTTATGTTGATAGACCATCTAAAAATGAAACAGATAATACTAAAGCGCAAAAAGAAGAAGCAAAAAAATTAGTGCAAGAACAATTAGATTTTGAAAAAAGTTTAGTTGGACTGTCTCAACAAGAAGTTGAAGCTAGAAAAACAGATTTTACAAAAACCAAATCTACTCAAGCATTAGAGTATACATTAATGCAAAAGGGATTGTCTGCAGAAGAAGCATCTACCTTGGCAAAACAAAAAATTGCAGAGGCAGAAAAAGCAACATTAAGACTTGTAGAAGAAGCAAGAACAGATTTAGAAAAAAGAAAAATAAAGGAAGCGGCATACAAAGCAACATTGCTAAAAGAAATGGGCGCAGTTGCTGGGTATGACGAAAAAAATACAAAGACTGATGTATTTAATAGAACACAGCTTAATGCAGTTCCAAGAGATATGGCAAAGGGTCAGGTTCAATTCGGCACTCCTTATAAGCCAGGACAAGAAGTGCCAAAGGATGCAGCAGTCTTTGGTTCAGGCAAGTCGTTTATGGGTCTTTCAGGTAAAAGAGTTAAGAGAAACCAAAGTGCTGTTGTAGATGCATCAGTTAGAGACGACTACTATGATGACAGAGGTAAAATTAAAGCTTTGTTTAAACGTGGATCTAAAGATGGAACAGAGTATACAAGGGGAGTTAAAACATCAACAAAAGATCCTTATGAGACAAGTCTAGACAGAAGCAGTCCCCACCCATTGGCTGCTACCCACGGTAAAGAAGATGGTGTTGCATATCAAACAGCAAAAGAAAAAGCAATAAATAAAACAAAAGAAAAAGGAACTCAAAGTGGCAAACCACGTCGTGTTGCAACAAGAGCACAGGGACCTGCACCGATTGGACCAGATGCTCCATCAGGAACTGGATTCCTTCCAATAGTTGCACCACTTACAGATGCAGAATCTCGCAGAGAAGACAAAAAGAAAAAAGCTGCAAACAAAAAAAATAAATTGTTAAGCGCAGGAAGAAAGATGAATTCTCTAAGTGGAGGAATGGGACTTCTTGGTGCTAACATGGCTATGTCTGCTCTTCCAGATTTTGCTGGTAAGGGATTAGCTCAAGGAGCTTTAACAGGAGCAAATCTTGGAATGATGTTTGGTCCACAAGGAATGGCCATCGGAGCTGGACTTGGTGCAATATCATCTGCTATTTCTGAACTAATAAACAAACAGAAACAGTTAAAAGCAGTAACTGAAGCAACCTTTAAGTCAAGTGCTGATGTTGCAACATTCTTTGGCAATGCCGTTGTTGATACAACACTAAAGGTAGGTGCATTCTCAACAACAATGACTAGTCTGTCAAATTCTGCAAATAAAACATCTCAGTCTTTTGGATTTACAAACGAAGAGCTTGCAAGATTTAATAAACTAATACAAGATCTTCCAGAAAACAATCCTTTGAAAACAGTAGTTGAAGGATTAGCAAATGAAGATAATCCAGAAAAAATTAATGAACTGGCTAAGGCATTTATAACAACACAAGTTGCTATGGGCCAACTAAAACCAGATCAAGCTCAAAAAACCTTAGATTTAATTTTAGCTTCTAGCGGTCACTTGTCTATGGTAGGCTCATCGTTTATAAATCTTACAACACAAGTACAAGCAATATCTTTAACATTACAGTCCGCTGCAACAAACTCAAAGCTTTTAGGAGACACTCTTATTCAGCTAGTTGGCGCAGCAGCAAACAGTTCATCTCTAGCTCAAATGAAGTTAATAATAGATGGCATAGGTCAATCTGGTTTATCAACTGCAAGAGCACTAGATGCAATGTACTCTGCATTTTTAAGAGTTGGAAACAAAGATGCTGCAAATGGAGTAAAGGTACTAAGAGGTGTTGCTGGAATAACTGAAGATGAAGTAGCATTCATAATGGGAGCTGCAGCAAAAGGGTTTAATGCAAAAGTTACTAAGGACACAAATGTCAAGCAGTTAATGAAGGATGCGGAAGCAGCTGTAGTAGCATATGATAAAGCATCTGCAGCCGCTGATAAAGCTAGAGATTATACAAAGACTAAAGCTTATAAGAACCAACAAGAAGAAATGTCTGGTACAAAAAAACAAATTGATTTATTAAAGAAAAAGAAAAAACTAATAGATGACCAGATAAAGCAACAGGAAAAAATAACTAATGAGCTTAAAAGACAAAATGACTTCTTAAATACTCAAAGAAGTTTAGATCAACAAATTGTTGAAGCAAAAATAAAGGGAAATTATATTGAAGCAGCCAGCCTGTTGGCAGAAAAACAGCAAAACGCTGTAGAGTTTAATAAAGAAACAGCAATATCTATATTAAAGTCACAATCAGATAAGATACAGGAACAGATAGATGCTTTAGAGGCAAACAATCAAAAGGTTGTTGATGCAATTAATAAGGGTACTGCTGACGCTGCAGCAAATGCAGACAGGATAGTTGCTGCTGTTAACAATATTAAGCCAGGTTCAATTACAGGTCCAGCTACTAGTCCAACTAACCCTGCAGATGCAAATAAAGTTGGTGGACCAAGTATTGCAGCTACAGACATAGATCCAAAAACTGGTGAAAGAGTTATGTCTAAGTATGGACTTAATGAGCCATTATCAAAACTTAGGGGTGGAGCTGGTGCTTGGAAAGTTGGAGATATAGTTAAAATTGGTCCTGGCTTAGATGTTCTTGGTCTTCAGTCAGCAGATCCGTTAAAACCAATACTTTCTGGATCTGTTAAAATAACAAAAATAGACGCAACTAGAGGACAGTTCTATTACGAACCTGTTATTAAAAAAGCTAAGGGTGGAATTGTAAAGCAGTTCAACCCTGGTGGTAAAGTATTAGGTCCAGGAACATCAACTTCTGATTCAATTCCAGCATTGCTTTCTGATGGAGAGTATGTAATTAAGGCATCTTCTGTTGCTAAGTATGGTACAGAAACAATGGATGCTTTAAATGCTGGTAGGTTTGCAGATGGCGGATTAGCATCAAGACCAAAGTATGGTAAAAAACAAAACTGGTTCCAAAGGTATGTATCTAGCCTTAGCGGAATGCCAGGCGCTGAAATGTTTGGTACAGCAGCACTTCTAAGAAAATTTGCGGGGCAAAGCAAAAAGGGAGATAATTTATCTGCAGCAACAATGCCATTAAACTTTATGGGAATGGGTGCTGGTAGAAGTTTATTCCTTGGTATGCCACGTGGAATAAAAGCTCTAGAAGAGGCACGTAAAGCTGAACAAACAATGAAAGCAATAGACGCTGCCACTAAAACGGGTAAATTTAAAAATCTTCCAATTACACAATTAGGAAAACAACTAGAAGCAACAGTTGGTAAAAGCTTTCCAGTTAAAGGAATTGGTGGTTTATATGAGGGCGCAGACGGAACAAAAGAATTTGTCAAGCCAGTAACAGATGCTCTATCTGGTTTATCTGAAATTAGATCTAATTTAATTTCAACAAAAATTGGACTAACTACACCAATTCAAGATTTAATAAAAATAATAGATCCGTCAGATCCAAAAGGCAAGAGAACGCTTTTAGCATTAAGGTCTGCGTATAATCCAGAATTTGCAAATCCTACTGGAACGTTTACGGTTAGTGAATATATAACACAATTAGTTGCTTCTTTATGGCGAGGAGACAGAGACTTACAAAAAGCAAACTTGTCTGGCAGAAATCTTGTTGACTCAGGAACTTCAGGCGTATACGACTTAGCTTCTGGAATGAGAAATCTGTCTACCTCAATGCCATCAATGCAAGAGCAGGCTGCTATTAATTTACTAGGTGTAAAGGGCGGGGCAAAAAGATGGTTTGCTGAAACAACAGCACCAATTGCACAATCAATGACACCAGCACAATACCATGATGCAATTATAAAAGAAATTAACAGACAAATTCCATTGGTAGAAGAAGCCATAGCATCATTTAAACTAACTGATCCAGATGAAATACAAGCTTATGCAAATCTGATAGATAGACTAAAAGCTGGAGCAGCACCAGGAGTAGATTGGTCGCCATTTCAATCAATGGCAGCAAGCGTTGTTCCAGCACCAGTAAAAATACCAACTCCAGCAGCACTTGCTAAAAAGGCTGAAGAATTAGAATTAAGAAAGAGGCAGTCTGGTCATGCTGTAGGATTTTCTGACCTATCGTTTAAAGAGCGAATTGATGGATATGCTAAGGGTGGACCAGTAGGACATAAGCACAATAACTCAAATGGAAACTTCTTTAGTAGATTTAATCCAGTAAATGCAATATCATCCATGTTCAGTGGTATGTTTAATGTTGGTGCCTCTAAGGCTTTTAATACAAGCACTAATATTAAGTCTCAAATAACTCAGCAGGAAAAAGACTACATGGCTCTGAAAACTGGTCAAATACTTTCTGGGTATACCTCTGCGTTTAATTTAAAGAATAAGACAAGTCCAGAAATATTTGGTAGTAAAAAGCTAGGAACAGCAGCAGATATACTTGGGGTTTTGCCAGGACTTGGTGTGGCAGGAAAACTTGGAATTAGTGCTAAAAAAGCTGTTGTTCCAAAAACTACAGCTTATGCACAACAACCAATGTCAGGAGCAAAAGCTTTTGGTCCATATGATGCTGAACCCATATTAAGATATGTAGAAAGACCTACTAGTTCAAACAACAGAGGAATGAGTCATGTTTTACATAAAGGTGTTTTTGGAGAAGATGCTGGAACATTCTTTAGAGCATTAAGCGATTATGACATGGCAGAAATTGCTGGGTATGTAAGAGTTCCAAATCCTAATATAGTTAAATTTGATGATGCATATAGGGCTCAATTCGCAGATGTACCACACATAGTTGATAAAACTGTAGAGACTAAATGGTCAAGTCTTGCAAGAAGATGGAAGCCAGAAGCTGCACAAATATTCCCTAGAGGTGTAAGAGGACCAGAGTTAGGATCAGAGGCATCATTACCGTATCTTGATGTAGATCCAGCATTGCCTATCGGTGGATCCTGGATTCCAGATGCTGTAAAATCAATAACAAAAGAGATAGAGTTTGCAAAAGAAATAGCAGCAAGAGGTGGTACTAGCGGTGGACAAAATAGAGCTGTTGCAAGAATAATAGTTGACCCTATGGTCCAAGGACTAGCTGACTTTAGATCTCTACTTCCTGGCCATAATGCAAGCCACTTTAATCCTAACTATACAGAAGGAGCGATAGCACCATTTACTAGATATATATTAGAGGGAATTAAAAAGAATGCATACGGATATACAGATGAAGCAAAAAATGTTACTCACTTAATAGATGAATATATTTTTAGAGCAGTACAAACATCACCTTATGCACAATTTTTAGCTCGTGATTTGCCTGAAAGATTTGGCAAATATGGCAAGTATGACGAACTGCTTCCTATAGTTAAAAAAGCAAAGGGGGGAATGGTTAACTACAAACTTCCATCATATGAGGTTGGATCACCTTACATCCCTGAAGATCAGATTGCACAACTTCACAAAGGTGAGCGTGTCCTTACTGCACAAGAAAACAAGAACTTCTCAAGTACTGGACCTGTTACAAACAATATTACAATCAACGGTGCTGATAAAGATCCTAAGCAAATAGCACAAGAGGTTATGCTACAATTAGAAAGAATGCAAAGCAAAAATAACAAGACGAATTTGGTGGGAAGATAATGGCATATTTAATTGATGCGGGTATACAGGTCTCTCTTAATGGCACCACCTGGTATAAGCTAACAGATCATAATAGAGAACCTATTGGTTTTTCTACAGAATTAATTGAAACACAATCACGTATGGCCAATGGAAAAATGAGAAAATATGTAGTTGCTCAAAAAAATAACATATCATGTTCTTGGAAATATGTACCCTCAAAGCAGGCTGAGTGTGTTGATGGTTTCTATAGTGCTGCCTGGCTTGAGTCATTTTATAAGTCTAATGTAGGAATACCCATTTACTTGAAGGTTGTGTCTTCAGAGCTTGATCCAGACGCAGCTATTGGAGTAGTGCCATCTGGAACGTTTGCCACAGCACAGACTGGATCTAAAACATATAGCGTATTTATGAGTGATTTTACTAAAACTATTATTAATAGAACAAAGATTTCAGACTACGTAGACATGAGCATTGAGTTTACGGAGATATAATGCTTAGTAATGTTAGCTCATCTGTTTTTACAAACTCAGAATCTATTGATCTTGTTCCCGTAGTTTCTGCTGAGTGGAATCATAATTTATTTAGTTCACCTTATATTACGACTGCTGGCATAGGAACAAAAATCTCTGGAACTCCAACAGTTGCGTATACTGACGCAACAACTGCGGAAAAAAAGGAAAACTTTACAACTAAAAAGTTTACAATGTCAAACGGTACTGGATCAGCAGAATACACAGTATCTGGGTTATCTGGATTAGCATATAAAGTAATAACATATGTAAAAACCAATAGTGCTTCTCCAGTAATGATTAGCACATATGCAAAAGGATCTGGATCACAGGTTGGTTCTGAGCAGGCAGAGGCTACATCATTAAAGTGGACAAAGATAGTAACTTATGTGGGATCAAGAGAAAACATTAGTTCATTTACTTATAAGATTGTAGCAAATAGTTTTGCTGAAGAACAGAATAATGCTACAGTCTTTTTTACATTGCCAGAAATTTATGAGACAACTATATTTGATTATAAAAATGGATCATTGTTTCCAACAGATAGTGTTTTTTCATATTTTAGGCCAGGTGAATCATATGTGGCTTCAGGCAATGCTAGCTGCTCTTTTCCTTCAAGATATAGAAGAATTGCTTCACGGGTTAGAAAATCAGAAACAGAAAACACTATATTGACTACCACGTTTGTTGGCAACAAGTATATGCCAGTAACACCAATTATTCAAAACCCAAGCTTCTTCTTAGCGTCTCCAGGGTACAATCCAGATATACCTAATACTACAGGCAAAGGAACAGTTTTAAAGAATGCACTTCCTACAGACATTAACCCATATAAATATTTTGTTTCTGATCCTGCAATCACTAGCCCTTCATACAACCCAAGCATTACGGCTATTTATGAAAAAGGTTTGGTGACTAATAAATTAGTAATAAAATTTAACACTTTAATGACAATTCCAACTTTCAACCTATATATAAATGGATCACTAGTTACTGCTACTGTAACAACTGCAGCAACACCACCAGTAACATCTACAACAACAAGCTTATCACCTTTAGCAAATAGCGATTCAGATAATACTGGAGTTATTGTTTTATATTGGACTGGTACTAACTGGACAACAACACCATGGTCTGCATCAGATATGCCAAAGTTTGCAATAGATGGGTCATTAAATAAGACAACAACAGTTAACAAAATTAGGATTACACAGATAAGTCAGTCGGTTAATTCTGCATTTACACATCTTTCTGAAAGTACTTCAGCATCTACAGACTTAAAAAGAATGCACCTAATAGAAATATCTCCTAGACTTGAAATTGACTTATCAGATTTTGTTTCTGGATTAGAATTAGAAAAATCTTTAGATGGATCAAATACAGTCTTGCCAATATCTTCAATGAATTCCAACGATGTTCGCATAACATTTTCTGGAATACCAGCAACTAAGAATGGATCTATTGTTCCCATTTTTTCAAACCAAAGCGATAACTCTTTAACAATTCTTTCTAATATGCTAAGAAATAACATTAAGTTTTATGTTAATTTTCACTTACGTAATAGTACAGTTATTGGAACATTGCCTACATCTCACTCAAATATATATATACCAGCAGGAATATTTTACTCAGACTCTTGGCAAGAAAACGACATTCAAGACGTTATAGTACAGGCATATGATGTATCTAAATACTTGCAATCAATGCCTGCGCCAGATTATGTTGCAAATTTAAAAACGGTATTTTCAGTAATAACAGATATTCTTGACCTTTCTGGATTTACGGATTATGACTATGACTCACTATACAAGGTCTGTAACAATAAGTCACAACCACTTGATATATCCTATTACTATGTTAACTCAAGAGATAAGACACTGATTGATGCCCTTAATGATATTTTTGTTGCCTATCAAATTGGTGCATATATTGATGAGTATGGAATAATGAGATTCCTAAGTCTTTTTGACATCCTGTCTAATCCTTCAGCAGGACTTGCTATATCAGAAGCAGACATACAGAAAGATGGAGTTTCAGTATCTAACCAACAAAAACCAGGAAAGATATCTCTAAGATACCAAACACCAAGAATTAAGCAATCTCCATCTTTGCAAAATGTAAAAGATCTTAATATTAAAGACTCTCCATCCTTTATTTATACAACATCTAATGACGTTGTGTGGGAGCAGCAGTCAGCTGAATCTCTTGGTTTTAATTATTTACAAGAAGATATGTCGTCTGACTCTAATGTTTTAAGCATTAACAAAAATGATCTACTTGACATATTCCATACTTTTAACATGGATGCTAATGGGTATGTTGCTGTAGAAGGTGAAATTATGTCTTTTCAGTATAAAGAGTATGAACTTTCTTCTTTGTTAGATGAAGAAAAATTAAAAACTGTATCTATTAAAAATAGCATTGAACTATCAGCAGCAATATCTAATTTTATTAAAGAAGATGCTTTAAGTCTTAGAACAAATGATACTGAAGAGTTGATTGAGGGAAATAGGCAACCTCAAAATAGTGACATATTGATAACACCTACAGGAAACATAACAAATGTTCAACGTGGAATGTATGGAACATTGCCTGCAAGCCATTCAAGAATAACATCTTTGTCAAGTAAAGGCCTAGTAGAAAAAACTATTAATAGCTCATTCGCTTTCTCTTCAAGCACTGGTAAGACAACTATAACAAACAATCACGACAATCCTGCCAATACAAATCTTCCAAATGTTACAAAGATTGGGATAATAAGTCAAGGTAGTGCTAACACAAAAGTTGCCGTATGCCCATCTGCTGAAACAAGCAGATCATATAAGACTTATTCTGTAAAGTTTGACATTTTAAATCAAGCACAAGCTGCAGCAGGATTGTACATTAATCAAAGCAGCTCAGGATCTAGTGACCCACTCTTTGTAGAGATGATTAAGTTTAGTGCTACAAACCCATCTCTTGGTATACCCTATGATCCACCACGCTACAAATATATTATGGCTATCTATGACTCAACCCAACTTTATAGCTATGCTGATGTAACGGCTCAATGTAACAATGCATTAAACAAGCTGCCAAGAATATTTAAAAACTATCCAAATGCAACAAATGCAAACTTAAAATATGGATATGTTTTTGATCCAGTGTTTAATTTAAGAGTTGTTCTAAATGAAACTGATGGAAAAGATGGAGAAAACGGTGAGACTAATAATTTAAATACAGCCGTATCTGTTTTTTTAAACAACATAGAAGTTACAACCTGGCAAGTTCCTGATACATCAACAAGTATCGCAGACTGGAAAGCTACTGAAGTAAATAAACTTTCAAGAGTTAGACAAAAGCCAACAGTTCCAAATATATACGGAGAGTCAAAGAGTTTTGGATTCTATGCATCAAATGTTCCAAGATCAATACCAGATATTTCTTATCCTGGATTGACTAGCTCTGGAGAAGTTATTGCTAATCTAAGAGAAATACATGCAACAGAAAGACCACTAATGTCAAGAAGTGCAGGATATTTTTATCAAGAAACAGAATTTTTAAATGGCATTGTTCAGAAGCAACCATTGTCTTTAAACTCTTTAACCTATATTATGCAGACTACACCAGAAATTTCAGGAATAAACTATTATGATGTTCAATACTCAACTCCAGCAGCATGCTCAGTTGATTATGCAACTATTCATTATGCAGTAGTATATCATCCAGGAAATAGCAAGGAGGAGCAAGCATTTGCTTTAAAGAAGATAGTAACACAAGAATCTGTTGCATATTCAACACCATTAAATACAGGGTTTAGAGCAAGGATGGCACTAGCCAACAATTCACCACACGTAGTTCTTTTAACTAACGAGCCAAATGAAGTTGTTAAGACTAAAGTAAACTTAAAGCTTTGGACCAATGAGATTATAGCAGCTTCTGAGCCAGACATACTAGAAGCCTTAATTGATGATTCCAATCAGAATGAGGTTGCTCAGCTTGATTCAGAATGGGTACAGTCAAAATTTGCAGGTGAAAAAATGTTAAAGATTGTTGAATCAGCATTAGATGGATTTGCTACTACTGTAAGTTTAGAAATTTTTGGAAACCCTTTAGTTCAAATTGGAGATGTGGTCAACCTGTCTTATAATTTAAACGGCATGGTAAATCAAAAACACGTAGTAACTACAGTATCTCATAGCTTTAGCAATGGGCTAAGCACAACACTAACCATGAGCAGAATTAAGTCATAGCAGGCCCACGGCGTGGTATAATTAATAGAATAGGAGACACTAAATGCCATATGTAAAAATATCAGACCCACAGATTATTGACCTTGCTGCTTGGCAAAGCGTAATCAATGTCGTTAATGCCCACGACGATAGCATCCTCTCACTGACTAACAACATAGGTAGTGGAACAGCCACTTCAATTGACTATAATGGTGATGCTGACTTTGTTAATACATTTAATCCAGGTACACAAAAAATTTTATACGGAAGAACAAAAGTTCTTATGAGCGAGATGACCACAGTTCCTGATTCAGAGGGCCAGATAGTTTATAAAACAGTAGAGTTTAATCAAGATGGAAGCTCAGTTTTTAACGCAAGGCCAATGATGACAGCATCAATACAGTTTGGTCATACAAACATTAACGATCTTAAAGACAAGAACTACGATGTAATGTTTAGTCTTTTTAATGTGAACGCAAGCAGCTTTAGCTTTAGAATTAATAGAGCTATCGCTACTCCAGATCAAGAAAATGCAAGTAAGCGTGCAGCTGTAATACCAGCAAACAATACTCTTTTCCTAAATTGGTCGGCATTAGGTCCAAGATAGCCTGGTGCCAATGTGGGAATTTCAAAATATAAAAATAATAAGTCTGTTGCAAAAAACCCAACAGTATCAATTGACGTTGATGACCCAAGAGTATCTTGGGAAAATTTAAAACAAACTCAATCTCGGATTGGAGCCGAAATTGAAATTATTGGGGCTGAAGGAAGACAGGTTCTTTTTGGTGGTAGCTTTAGTCCTATTAAAAGCGACAAAAATATAATTGATGATAGGGTTGTTAAAGTTCCAGGAGTTCCAGTACCTGGCACACCACCATTACCAGTAGAGAACTTAGTTGGTGAATGGGGTCCAAATGGTGGTATAACATTAACTTTTGACTTTGACACAACAGATGACCTTAATTTTTATATAGACAGATTTTTAATAAAAGTTTATGACTCTGAAACAGAAGAGTGGACAAACCTAAAAGCTGGTTTTGGATATCTCGGATCAACATTTTTAAACTATGAGTCTGCTGCACAAGAGTTATTTTTATCAGCAAAAGATTTAGATCAGGCGCTAGATATAAGCACAATTATATCAAACATTACTAAGGTTGCAGTAGCAACTGCTGATATATTAAGTGTTGGTGAATATGTAGAAGCAGACATGCCAGAATTTGTTTCAGATTTGCCACAGCCAGAATTTACATTAACTGCTGGAATTGACTATTACGTTGTTACTTTTGATGCAGCCAATATAGCATTAGCAGTAAGCAAAGGTAATTTTTTGGGTGCAATAGTTGAAGAAAAAGTAACAACCGAAACAGTAAAAGCAAATGTTGGAACAACTGGTTGGGTACAGGCTGCTCCAATAAGTTCTGGAACAAGCGTTGTTGTTTATTGTCCAGACGGTCTACAACGTTGGGTTAGAGTAAGATATGTAAAGGCATATGGAGAGCCATCCATATACTCAGACATAAAAAATGTTACACCTCTACCTTTTATGCCAGGAAACACTGATCCACCAACACAGTTTACTGCTGCAAGTATTGCTTGGTCAGGAAATGACATACTGGTTTCTTTTACTCAGCCAACAAGTAATGCTGGAACAACTGTAAAGGTTAAATTAGTTCCTTACATAAACGGTGTAGAAAGTACATCTCTTTATGCACACTTTTATCACGTAATTGTTCCTCCAGAAACATCATTTAAAATATTATCATTAGATATGTACGGTCAGTTTGGTACATATTATTCACAGTTTAAAGGATATATAACATCGGTTTCTTCTCAAGGAATTGAAAGTACTGGAACTGTTATTATAGCGGGACCAATACAAAGATCTAATTCACTAGCAAACATATACCCAACACTTGGCACACCCAATGTAAATAACCCTACTGGAGTATTTAGAGTAACTCCATCTGTTAGTGGATATATAGTTGATTTTGATTTGCCAGCAGGGGCTACCAGGTTAGAGGTTTATGAAAAGTCTACTCCGTGGACCACTATACCTACAAATGATAATCTTGTAGTTTATTCAGGCCTAAGCCCTGCCAGTATACCGTCAGAAGACAGCAGTACAAGGTATGTAATAGTTCGTTACTATGACCAGTACGACAATTATTCTTTTTATAGTATGCAAAAAGTTGGACAGACAGCTGGTGTAGAGGTCACACCAATTGATGTAGGAATGGACTCTCTAATAGAGTTTCCAATTAAAATATCTACAAATGGTTCTATATTTGCTGGCGATGGAGATCACACGGTTAACCCTAAAGTATTTTTTAATACAGATGGGCTATTTGCTTATGATGCAGGCGGAGTTGCTACAACACAGATTATAAATGATGCTCTTGCTAATACACCAACATTCATTACACAAAATGCAAGAATCGCTCAGTGGTCAATAGATAAGCAGCTTTTTGGAACAGCTCCAAATCAAACGACAGTTAACTACATACAAAATAATCTTTATGCTACAACTCAAAATAAAAATTACACTGGTATTTCTTCAAATGGAACATACTCGTTTTGGGCTGGAGCAACATCATCATTAAATACGGATGGGCTGGCTGATTTTTCTGTAAAACCAAATGGAGAAGTTGTAGCTAAAAAAATTACTATTAATGGTACTGGTGTTCCAGAATCCACATTGATTTCTGCAGGCGGAACAAATTTTACAGTTACACAGTCTGGAAAAATAACAGCAAGAGAAGCAATAATCAAGGGAAGTTTTGAGGTTGATGGACAATCCTACTTTGATGCCAATGTTAACGTTAGAAATGGCTATCTAATTGCGGGTAGCGGTGGAGTTAACGTAGGACCAAACGTACAAATAGGGTCAATGGGACTCCAGGCACTTAATGCACAAAGTTCAGCAACTACAAAAATATATACATCGCCACTATCTGTATCAATAACAGATGCAGTAACTGGAAATACAGAGTCCGTATCTGGCATTACTCTTTGGAGCAAAAAAGCTTTATTCGGATCTACAGAATCATCAGGGTTTGTAATAACAGATGGCTCTATCAAGGCAAACTATGTAACAATAGATTCAGCAGATCAGTCAATAACATTGAGATCAAAGTCATCTCTCTCAACAAAGGGTATTGTATTAAGAGCAACAAACGATACGGGCTATGCTATATCAGCAGGCAATATTGCTAATCCAGCAGCTGCTCCCTTTTCTGTGACAACACAAGGAGACCTGTATGCACAAAATGCAACAATTCAGGGTACAATAAAAGCCTCACTTGGAGGATTTGGATATTATAATCCAACCACTGCTGCATTAGTAAATGGATGGAATGTAACTGGAAGTGATTCAACAGCTTCAATAACAGCAACAGGTTCTGCATTAATAAATCTAGCTAGTGGTGGAAAAATAAGGGTTGGTAGTTACGATATCCAAAGTGAAGGTACAGCTTTTTCAATTAAAAATACTTCTAGTGGTCAAAACATTTTAACCACAGATACCAATGTAGCTGGTATATCACGAATTTCCTTGGGTCAAGAAGGAAGACAGGTTGAAGTTAGCAAAAATGCTGAGATATCTGGAGACTATACTAACACTGCACAGGATTATCGCTCAGGCGGACTAAGAAACATGTATACTATTACCCAAGGACAATATGTTCAAAGTGTATTTCCAAATGCTACAAGTGGCTCTGTCTTACTTGTTTACGATCCAAATAGCGCATAATAAAAGGGGGTGGTCAGAAGATGTCTATCAAGTTAAAAAATGATAATGGTTGGCGAAATCTGTCCTCCATAAAACTTAAGGTTGATAGTCAATGGAGAAATATAACAAAAGCTTTATTAAAGGTTGGCTCTGATTGGAGAGTTATATTTGGTAGTTCAGGGCCATCAATAGAATCACCCTTAGAAATAACAACTAGTAACACTTCTTGGCCAGCAACTCTTACAGGAAGAAATTATCATTGGAAAAATGCAGATACACTTACATATAAGTTTCAAGAATCACTAACTAATACAACTGACAACGGTGCATGGACAGACCTAATGTCTTATACAACTATCACCAATCCTTCAGTAGGATCATCTAACACAAGAACCTTTTCAATAACAAGTGCAAATTTTTCTACGACTGTAAGAAGTAAATGGTTTAGATTTGTTGTAAAAGCAGTAGAGACATCAAGTAATATAACAGCAACAGAGTTTAGCAATACCGTAAATATTAGTAAAAGTGCTTTAGTTGGAACTGCAGGAACAGTGGTGATTGCAAGAGATTCTGCAACATCATATGTCTACAGGGTTACAAATAATGGAACATGGTCTAGTACACCAGTTAGTTATTCATATCAGTGGCAACAGTTGCTAAATGGCACTTGGACTAATATATCTGGCGCAACATCAATTTCAAACAACATGAATTCTTTCACTGGTAAAGATGTTAGGTGTAATGTATTTGCAGTAGATGATTTAGGGGCAACGTCTCAACTTCCAATTACATCAAACTCATTATTTGTTGACTTTGCTCCACCATCTGTCACTTCTTTTACTGCAACTGGAGGAATATCAAAAATAACATATTCATATGTTGTTACATCTGACAATCAGTTTCCTACAATCAAACTAAAAATTGAAAGGCTACAGGCTGGTGGAAGTTACCTACAAACAAATCTAGTAGACTTAGTTGCAAAAACTGGAACAAACGTTGTTCAGTCAATAACCTTGTCTGGCACATATCGTGCAACATTAACAGCGTCCGATGGTATTAATCCAGACAGCTTTATAGTTGTTGACAATCTAACTGTTGCAAACCTTAATCGTACAAATGTAGCAATAGCACAAACCACAACCAA